TAGCACAGGAGTTTTTGGTACTCCTTGTCGGGGTTCAAGTCCCTGCAAGACTTCTTTATAGGGGTATAACTCAGCGGTTAGAGTGGAGTCTTTATAAGGCTTAAGTCGGTGGGTTCAACTCCCCCTGCCCCTATATTTACGATTTGTAGAGAAACGGCTTGACAGCACCTATTATAAGACTTCCTAATCTATCTATGAAGGAAAAGGAACTCTGCATAGCCCTAGGCATCTCTCGTGACCTAATCAAAGGTATGCGTACTAAGTACTCTGAAGGCAAGGACTGGGAAAAGATTCCTTCTCTTAAGCCAGAAAATCTCTGGCAGATTCGCTGGACGGCTGAAGGCATTGCTCTTCTCCGTGCAGACCTAGGACTCAAGCCATACGAAGAGATAGCATCTCCAAGGATTGTATCTGGCTCTGTTCAATGCAAGCACAAGAACAGCCGAGTCATTGGAGTACTCATTGATGGCAAGGCTCACACAGTACTATGCCGTGACTCCTCTAAGTTTGGCATCGGAATGCCTGTCGATGTACGATGGGATGGAGCACGATGGGTTGTCGTGCGACACCCGAGGTTCAACGGGAAGTACTAATATAAAAAAATTTAAACCCAAAAATATATGAAGAAAGAAACCAAGATGGAAAACGAAGGTATGGAATCCAAGGCTGACAAGATGAAGGAGATGAAGTCTGGTGCTCCCGAATGGAAGGGCAAGTCCTCCAAGGGCAAGGGAAAGATGGGCGGTAAGATGAACTACAAGGGGAAGATGTGCTAATGCAATGGAAGACCCTAATGACATCGAAGAAGATGAAGACGATGACATTCCCTTCCAAGAACTAATATGGCTTTCAGCCCTACTCCTCACCCTATTCTTATCTCTCCGACTGCGGAAGATGTCAAACGGATTGCGGACAAGTATGGTGCTGGAAAAGTTGCTGAACTTTTAACTCTCCGTGAGGATAAAATCCTAGCGGAAAAGTTAGACCCCTACCGCCACGGATTTGACCTTCCACATTGGAAGGAGGCAGACGAAATGCTCAAGGAGAACTCCGAGGTTCTTATCCTAGGGGGCAATCGTGCGTCCAAGACTGAGTGGGCGGCTAAGCGTGTAGTCCAGACGCTTATCAATATCAAGGATGCTCGTGTATGGTGTCTGCATACTACGAATCAGTCGAGTATTCAGATGCAACAGAATGTCATCTTTAAGTACCTTCCGTCTGAGTTCAAGGAACTCCGAAAGAACAAGGTACAGAATGTTCAGTACACCCAGAAGAACGGCTTCTCTGATAACACATTCATTCTTCCTAACAAGAGCCAATGCTTCTTTATGAACTACGCTCAGAAGCGAGATGTCATTGAGGGCGGTGAAGTTGACTTCATCTGGTGCGATGAACTAGTGCCTCTTGATTGGATTGAGACTCTACGCTATCGTGCTGTTACTCGTATGGGTAAATTGGTAATTACATTTACTCCAATTTCTGGATACAGTTCAGTTGTTAAGGAATATGTAAGCGGTGCGAACATTATTGAGACCAAGCCATCTCCTTTACTCCCAGATACTATCAATGTTTCTGGATGTCCTAAGGGTCATATGCCATTTAAGGCTAAATCCTTCAGTAGACCCTCTGGAGTTATGTGGTTTCACAGCCAACTTAACCCCTATAACCCTTTTGAGCAGTTAAAAAAGACACTTACTGGCAAGAAACCTTACGAAATCAAGATTCGTGCCTATGGTTGGGCTGATAATATCAGCGGTTCTCAATTCCCACGATTCTCTCCTGACTTAAATGTCGTAAAGGCTGATTCTATCCCTAAGGAAGGAACTAACTATATGGTTTGTGACCCTGCTGGGGCTAGAAACTGGTTTATGCTGTGGCTTAGAGTCACGGATGATGGCAGTATGTATGTCTATCGTGAGTTCCCAGACCTTTCTGATGGTGAATGGGCGTTGCCCTCTGGAGAACCAGACGGAAGGGCAGGAACAGCCCAAAGAAACGGAGCAGGACGCACCCTAGCCGAGTACAAGGACTTAATTCGTAACCTTGAAGGCAAGGAAGTGATGTGGGAACGCTATATCGACCCTCGTGCTGGAGGAACAAAGGCTGTTACCGATGATGGTGGAACTACTTTGATTGAAATGCTTGACGATGGAGAGAATCCTATGCACTTCCAGCCTGCCGCAGGTGTCCGAATTGAACAGGGTGTTGCTATGATTAATGATGGCTTTGCTTATGATATGAATGAGCCTCTCAGCAGTCTCAATAAGCCTAAACTTTATATCAGCGAAGATTGTGGTAACCTTATATACTGTCTAAAGGAGTGGACAGGTATGGGTGGTGACAAGGGTGCTACCAAAGACCCAATCGACTGCTTGAGATACCTTATGATTATGAACCCAGAGTTCCAAGGCAATGGCTCAATGAAGGCGTGGGGAGGCGGTACATACTAATGGAAATCTTCTACCCGTATCTCTTATCTCGTCAAAAAGCGATGTCCTTTGCTGGCATTGGACGGAAAAGACTTGAAACTCTTTCTAATAAACGCCAAGTACGGACTTTCACCACCAAAGGTGGTCACAAGCGGTACTTTCGTGATGACCTTCAAAAACTTAAATGAATAATTACAAGAATTGGCAAGACCAACTCGTCTATGCTACGGAAAACCCTGATATTGGATTTCTGTACAAGGAATACCAGCGTTCTGCCAGAAATGGTGCGAATACTTCCAATATCACCTTCAATGATGACATCCGACTCGCCCGATGGGAAGGTCAGACAAAGGATGGCAAGAAACACAGCGACACAATGCGTAATGGAGTTGCCGCTTTTCCTTTTGAGGGTGCTTCCGATGTTCGTTCTCGTCTTGTTGACCGCACTATTAATGAACTTGTGGCGATGTGCGTCACAACCTTTGACAGATGCCAAGTAAAAATTAAAGGTACTGAATTTAGCGATTCCGAAATTGCTTCTACTGCTAATATCCTTATGTCTTGGCTTCTTGAGTCTAGACTCCGTGCTGACCTGCGTAAAGAAGCCGAACTCCTTGCTCAATTCACGCATCAATACGGCTGGTCGGCTCTTAATGTCATCTGGGAACAGGAAACTGGTACTAGATTCCAGACCATTCGCCTTGATGAACTTGAACAGGTTGTTGCACAGGCTGTTCAGGCTAATCCTAATACTAGCATCAAAGACCTTCCCGATGCTATTAAAGACCCCAAGAAGCAACAGTATGCTACAGATTTAATCTGTATGTATATGAAAGACCTTGACCCCAAGGTTGTCTTTAAGTCTATCAAGGAACTCCGTGAAGATGGTCTGACACGAATTCCTGAAGTCTTTATCTCCAAGAACCAGCCTCTTCTTGTTGCACTTAAGCCGTATGATGAGATTTCTTTTCCTCCAGAAACAATCGACATTCAAAAGGCTCGTGTTGTATTCCGCAGAACCTATGTGAACGAAGTTGAACTGCGTTCTATGGCGGCTCAAGATAATTGGGATACTGATTTTGTTGAAGAAGTTATGCGTTCTAAGGGTATGCAATCTTCTTTTAATGACCCTAACCTTGTTCCTACAGCGGCTTTGATTAACTATCAAGTTAGCCGTAATGATAACCTCATTGAAATTATCTATGCTTACAGTAAGGCTATCGATAAGGATGGAAATCAAGGTGTATATCAAACTATCTTTGCTCCTAATTATGGTTCAAGCAAGTTCGCTAAGCACGGACTACTTGGCTATGCACACAACAAGTATCCTTTTGTAATCTATCGCAGAGAGGCTCTCCGTAGGTCTGTTGTTGATAGTCGTGGCGTTCCTGAGATTGCTCAGACCGACCAAGAAGAAATCAAGACACAGCACGATTCTATTCGTGACCGAACAGCATTCACTACGATGCCTCCTATTCTTGTAAAAAAGCGTCTTGGTGGTATCAATAAGATTGCCCCAGGAATTCACCTTCCTGTGACATCTATGGATGACTACAAGTTTATGCCTACGCCTACTGGCGATACTAATACGGCATTTGCTCTTATTGACAGAGTTGAGGTTAACCACGCCGCCTACTTTGGTCTTCCTCACGCTCAGATTCCTCCTCAGCGTACACAAACAACTCAACAGTTCATTATTAATAACTGGCTCGATGTTTGGAGCGAGGCGTTCTCTATGACATTTTCTCTGATGCTCCAGTTTATGGATTCTGCTGAAGTTGAGACTATCACAGGTACTACGCTTCCTCAGAATATGTCGAACATCTCTAATATGTACGACTTCCAAGTGAAGTACGATGTGCGAGAACTTGACACTAATTTTGTCATCGAAAAACTCAAGGCTATCAGTCAATTTGTTCTTCCTCTAGACTCTGCTGGTGTTATCGACAAGAATAAATTGGTTAAGGCGGCTATTGAGGCTATTGACCCTGATAAGGCTAAGGAACTTATCATTCAATCGGCTACGGCTTCTCAGATGCTGTATAAGGAAGTTCAAAGCGACATTGGTCTTATGATGCTTGGTAATGAGGCTAACTATGTCGAGAACGACCCTGCCGCCCAGTCCAAGTTGCAATATATGCAGGACATCATCAGTAAGAATCCTAAGGCTCAACAGATGATGAAGTCAGACCAACACTTCCGAGCGTTGATGGATAATTCTATCAAAAACCTTCAGATGTCTGTAAGCCAGCAACAAAATAAGCAGATTGGTCGCACAGGCGTAACCCCTATTGGTCAACAGGCTGGACAGCAGATGCAACAGCAGATGCAACAGGCTGAAGACCAGCAGGCACAGCAACCTCAACAGCAACCTCAACAGTAATGGAATATCCTAACCAAATTCTCGTAGGACTATCTTGCGAGCCTACTAATGACTTATGGAAGGCTATCCATATGCTCCTCGATGCCTCTATTGAGTCTGAAGTGGCATCTGCTATCTCAAAAGACAACAAAGGCGAAGACAGGGCTTGGTATGCTGGCAGGGCTGATGCTCTAATGGCGTTCAAATCTATCCTTGTTCAGACACGCAATGAAATCCTTGAAGACCAAGGTAGACCGATAGATTCGTAAGAAATCGGTATCTAATGCTTATAGTACTTGCTTAGTATAATTTTAAGCCGTAATTGGCTACTAGTTCTGGAACTATTACAACATCCTGCCTATAAACGGACTTTAGACCTTATCTAATGAATACAGAAAATCAAGCCGACCTTAGCACGGCTCAAAACAACGCTACGAAAAGCGAAAGCACCCCGCAGGCTTTTGATATCAGTAAACTCGCTGGCATTGTTAGCGAATCCTTCCTAGGCGGTAAGGAACAAGAAGAGCCATCAGTCTCGCAGGAAAATACTGATACGGAGGGTCAAGCGACCTCCGAAGAAGATAGTACTGTTCATTCACAAGAAACCGATAGAGAAGCCAGTCAAGAGCAGTCTACAGACTCCGAGGAAACCGAAGAAACCAAGTCTGAAGATGATGAACTTGATAGGGGCTTGCCCAAGGGGGTTAAGAAACGCATCGACAAACTCTCTACTAAGCGTAGAGAAGCCGAGGCAGAAGTGGCTAGATTGAAATCCGAAGTGGAAAGACTGTCGCAAGAGGCTACCAAGCCAGCACAGAGTCCTACTAAAGACAATCCCTATGCTAACCTGTCTACACTTGAGGAGGTCAACCGAGAGGCTGACCAAGCCAAGCAGATTCGGAGATGGTGCGAGATGAATCCCGATGGTGCAGTTGTCACAGGAAATGATGGAAGAGAAGTTGAGTATTCGGCAGAAGAAGTTCGTAAAATCAAAGTCAAGGCTCTTGATGCGATGGAAGAACACCTCCCTGCTCGTGCTAAGTATCTGCAAAACTATAACCAGTTTGAACAGGTCACGGCTAAAGAATACCCTTGGTGGAAAGATAAGTCTGCTAGAGAAAGACAAATGGCAGAAGTATTCCTCAAGAATTTCCCCGAAATCCAGAAATTCCCTGACTATAAGATGGTCATTGGTGATTATATCGCAGGCATTAAAACCCGCGAATCCAAAGGCAAGTCCT